ACAATGAGCACAAGCATGGACATATGAAGGTAAGATAATGATGTGTACAAGAATGGATACAAGCATGGATACATGGAGGTGAGATAATGATGTGTACAAGAATGTATATAACGTTGTTCATTGAAAGCGGTCATCGTTGTATACAATAATGTACCAAAATTGTTAATAATTTGTTCACACAATGAACCGCACAATGATGCGCAGGAACAATGAGCACAAGCATGGACATATGAAGGTAAGATAATGATGTGTACAAGAATGAATACAAGCATGGATACATGGAGGTGAGATAATGATATAAGCCCAATCTTGTATAGATACAAAATTGAGCTTATATCAGTTATGCTTTATTTAGTTTTGTAATAACATATTCCGAAATCAACGACATACCTAAACCGTTCGGATGTATGCCATCTCCTAATGTGATTGTATTATTTTCTGTTGTAATTCCGCAATTCGCAGTATCAATGCATTCAACATTATAAGCATTACAAATAGTTTTAATACTGTCAACTAGGTCGTAATAAGAAATGCCATTACTTGCCTTTATAAATATTGCATTGCTAGATTGTACTGGCGTCATAAAGAACAATTTAGCTTTTGGATAATTAGTTCTTATCGTCTCAATTAGCGATTCAATAGCACCACGAACAGTTGATTTGTCGTGTGGTTGTCCGAAATTATACTCACCTAATGAGTTATTTTGTGTATGTAAAATTTCGTTAATACCACCAAATACCATAATTATATCTGGGTTACCAAGGTTGGCACATCTAGATTCAAATGTAGTATAGTCACCACCCGTTGTAAATCTGCTTCCGCCATAGGCGTTTACAGTATCGATGCTGCTGTTGAGTGCTTTGCAAATTTTAGTGTACCACATTTCTGACAAATCAGTAATTGGGCTGTTCCAAGCTGCACTATTTACAGGATATTCAGGATTTCCGCTAATAGAGTAATCTTTGAATGTACTGATGCTGTCACCAAGAACACTGATTTTGTATTGTCCGTATTTATATTCTTGAGCGATATCCCATATAGACCACATAGAAACATTTAATTCTATTACCGCAGTTGAAAGTTCGTAAAAGGTCTGATTTGTTGTATTAGCATAGCCGATACTGGCAGTATCTCTATAACATCCGATTCCAATGTACTCGTCAGTATTTAACTTAATGGGAAATGGGAAAATCAGATGTTGAAATCCGGGTTGGACATTATAGGTTTTAATAATATTTATGTCATCAGGTTCAATTGAATGATTTTTATTGATAACAACGCTTATACGCCCGGCACTCTTTATAAAAATTGTGACACCTGTTAAAACACAATTACGGAGTCGGTTCATAATTGTGTCATTATAATACCATCCCTTAAAAAAGGTGTCCCAACCTAATCCCGGTGTAATAACAGAGGGTGCATCATATCCGCAGTTTGTTAAATTTAGCACTTGGTTAAAAGATATTTTGATGTCGTTAATTTTTTTACGATAGAAAATATCGCAATAAAAACTATATTGATTGTATTCGGTGAAATTGTTATTATTTAGTTCCATAAAAGGATACGTATTTTGTGTGTTACTATAAATAATCGTACCACTATCGCCATAGTATCCGAAGCCAATTTTTTCATTAGCATTTAAGAAACGTGGCGTTATATAGTAATAGGTGTAATTATCTTTGGTGAGGTTTATAGTACCTATTTTTTCAACATCTAGGCTGTCTGTGTTAAGAATAACTAAACTAAATGTACCACCCGTAGTCGAGTAGAGCATTACTCCTGTAATAAACGTCCCCTTTAGTACATTGTCAATTTCATCTTTTAGGTAATATCCCTTAAAAGTGTTAGATGTTGCAATGCTGACAGTGCTCGTATTAGGTGCATATTTAGAGCACGAAAGAGTAAGTTCGCTGTAACCAATGCTATTATTAGTTGCAAGAAAGTTATTCTTGTTTAATGCTGTTCTAATACCAGTTTCCTTTGCGTCTGCTGCCGCGCCTTCAATAGATAACGACCTATCTACCACAACCGCACTACCAGTAGGCGTAACATTTGCCACCAGCCAAGCTGTAACTGTACTCGTAGTCTGCTGGTTAATCTGTGCATCAAACGTCTGGTGCAGTAGCGTTCCAAAACTGCCATCTTGCACCATGCTGTCAATCTTCTTATTCAGTTCTTCCTGAACATCTAGATTGTCGAACCAGCTGTTAATCCAGTCCTGCAACTGCTTACACGCAGTAATCGTATCGGTACTCAGCTTAGTGATATTACCATATGCTTCCAAGCAGGCATTATATTTGCCAACTAGAAATGCCATAATTTCATAGTCACTAGCACCCTGAATATAAGTTGTTAAATCAAATTTACCATAGATAGGTTGGAATACGCCCATACTAGGAAATTCAGGAACATTAGGAAAGAAATTAGCTTCACCTGGTTTATTAGCCATAATGTACCTCCTTAAATATTATACCCGCCGTCCCACCCGCTGCTTAATTTTTACGGAAGGAACTAATACAAGCAGCTGTAGTTGTTCCAATGATTTTCTTAATTAGTTTGAGAATAGTTACAAACGAATCAATAAGCTGTTCCCAATCGGACTTTTCAAGATTTTCAAAACCGTTTTCGTTGTCAATCATGCAAGTTTCACCCAGCCTTCGACAACATATTCCTGTCCAGCAGCAGTAGCAGCGCCAAACGTAATACTATTAACAGTAATAGTATCAGTATTATCAGTGTTAGATTTTACAGTCGCTGCAGCAGTAGCAGAGTGGTCGGATTCGGTGTTAAACCAGCCAACTTCAGCTTTATTACCGAGTTTGGGTACGTTAATGTACAATACATTACTGTTTGCTGCAACAACGCCCTTTGCCGTAATGACAGTGTTAATAAACAGAATGTCATTGATCGTGTAACTTGCATCACCAGTAACAGTAATGTTCGTGTCAGCGGAACTAATAAATTTACTCATACGAATACCTCCATTTTATTAAAAGACGCCCATAAAACAGGGTGCCAGTTCGGCAATAACTTCCATATCAATATTTTTCATCGCGTCATAATATTGCTTAAAAAGTTCGGTATAAGATTTTCCATTAAGACCAGTTATAGTTCTATTTCTTTGATAATTACCAATGTTTTCATCTTTAGTTTTTGTATCGTAAGTTGTAGTGTCAGTAGTATCGTGTGTAGTTGTATCAGTACTATTATATGTGGTTGTATCAGTACTTGTACTATTATCAGTACTGTTTCCAGTACTCTTATTCTTGCTAGCATTACTAGCATAAGTATTATTGGTAATATCTGTTTCAATATTAAGCATTTGGCCCGGTGTGTCAGAACCTACATTGAGAACGTAATCGTTATTAGAAGAAGTAGTATTACTAATTTTTCCAATTGTATCAACACCGCCTCTAGCAATTTTGTCAGTACCAGTTTTAGCAGTTGCATCAGTACCAGTGTGACTACTGTTACGTGTATCATTTTTAGAATCTTCAATAACTTCAGTAAACGAACTGCCTGTGTAAAATTTCCAATTTTCTGCTAGAGCGTCATATAGCAAATTTTTAATAGGCATAATTTCGTTCATAGTAGTATTCAAGAAATGTTTGAATCTGTCGGGCGGAATACAGCAAATTTCATTGAATCGATAGTGCGCAATGATTTTCTTGTTAAGTGCATCGCGGAACCTCATTTTTTCATCTTCAGTAGTAAGATAACTGGGGAGTGGATAGTCTGCGAGCCCGATATCATAACCAGATTTAATCAGCGAATCGAGTTCAATTGTGTATATGGCCATTAATTATCACCCTCTTTACCACCGTAAGTATAATTGATAGATGCATTACGGGAATTGAATTTGGAGTCACCGATTTCAACATTTGCAGCAAGTTCAACATCGACGGGGGCGTCTAAGAGATTAGAGAACAAATTGTTAATTTTTTTACAAGCTGCTTTTCGTTGGCTAAGACCAATGTTTGCTAGAGCATTTGCTTGAACTGTATATTGTTCAGATTCTGCAGTAATAGAACGCTCGCGCTTAAATTCTGTAATACCGATACCGAGAATAGACAAATATTCATTATAGATAGTTGTTTTAATATCTTGAAGCTGTCCCGCCACAAACGGTGCATCAGTTTTAAGAACACGAAAACTATTTGGGTCATAAGAATCTTTATTACCAAAAATAACGGGTGTATTACCATTATATTTTTGATAAATAGCTTGTACAGTCTGTTTTTGTTTCAAATCTGTAAGGATAAGGATCGGTGTTTTTTGTGCTTTAATGTTAACGTCTCGTGCCATATCAATATCATACAACTCCTGTGTATATTTAAGAGTTGTAATAATAGTAGGATACATATCAGGAGTATTTCTAATAAGGACGCAATCATTAAATGGAATTTGCGGGAACGTAGTGACCGGAGAAATAGGGCGAATATTTACAGGTTCATCATAGAAATTTACGCCTTCAAGAGTCGCCTGAAGTGCCATAAGTCCCATATCTGCTTCAAAAAATACTGCATAACCATATCTAAATAAACAATCTTCAAGGAATCGTTCATTTACAGTTTTAGGAAGATTTTTCCATTTGAACATAGTACATGCAAGATTTTTTAATTTAGAATAATAAACTGCATAAGAAACGTTTGCTAGATTCTTTTCAACAAGTTCATTATCGTATTTGTACATTATTTGTCACCTCATTGTGTAAAATATCCAACAAGTTTTTGAACAAGATAGCTAAGTAATTGTCCGATAGCATAACCAACTATTATTCCAACAAACGCTCCAATTCCCTGTGCAAGACTACCGCCTATTGTTATTCCAGCTTCTGTGCACAGTTGAATAATACCTTGCGTAACAGCTGTTGTTACAAAATCTTGTACATACGGCATTATATAATTTGTAATTACAGCACTTGAAATTGAAATAACCGCTTGCGATAATATATTTTTAGCTGCCTGTGCAATTGAAATATCGCCTTTTAGAACACCGCCAACTGATTGTACGGTTACATTTACTATACCAATCGACAAGTCAACAACTATTTGAGCTGAGTTTGTGTCTGGTACAATAGTAGGTATGTATGATGCAATAGCTGTTGCACAACTATGTGCTGTTACATTACACATGAAGTCAATACTATCGCGTTTTGTGTTATCTAAAAATACTTGACAAGCTGTTTGAACGTCGCCAGTGCTAATTGCTGTATGTACAGCAGACCATCCGTTTTGTACAATATTGTCGACATAGCCGTCCAAATATATTCCTAGGTTATGAGCTGTATCACTTGTTGGGTCAAGATTTGTTGCTTCAAAAACCCACTTTTTAAGGTTTGTTTTTGTCTCATTAACAAACTCAGTTCCAGCTGTAATGAGCGTTTCTCCAACTTTGTTTTCGATATACCATATTGCATTGTGAACAACGTTTTCACAGAATGTATCGAAGATATAGTAGAAGTTTCCACCATTAATTAGTTGATAAACAGCTTCTTCGCCTTGTCCTTTTAGGCCGTCTAGCTGCTTCTTGACAAAATCATGAACAATTTGTTCTAATTCTGAACCAGCTGCTACACTTTGTCCTTTGCAGATTTTATCTGCAATAGAATTTACTGTTTGGTCGAATTGTGACTGTGTTACGGAACCGTCATTTTTTACAGCTCCAATGATAACATTCATGTCATCATCACTGATATACGGTGATTTTACATAATCAACCTTACCGTATTGATTCTCAGTCCATGGTATTCCAGGAAAATCGGAAATAGAATTTGGATTTACTGAGAAAGGTGCTGTTGCATTAAAGTTAGTATAATCTGTTCTAGTAGCAGATGTAAAATAAAGTTGAAAGTGAAGATGATAACCGGTACTTTTTCCAGTATTGCCCACTGCGCCTACTTTATCACCTTGAGATATTTTAGACCCAACTTGTTGAGTTGCTTTAGAAAGCATGTGAGCGTATCTGCTATAATAACAGTTGCCGTTAGAGTCTGTTGTGTCATCGTGCCGAATTAAAATAGTGTTGCCCCAAGAATCTGATGTATAATTTTGGACAACTGTGCCTGCTTTTGTAGCATAGATTGGAGAACCGGCGATTCTACCTGGTACACCAGTTGTAAAATCTAAGGCACGATGTGCACTACTGTATCCGGTTGAACAATACCATGTACCAACACCAAGAGGAAACACCCATGAATTTGTAGCATAATAACCTGATGGAATATCATTAACATCTGTTGATGAAGTTTCAGAATCGTCTTTGCCAGAAAGTCTAATAACTGTATATCCATTATTATCTGCAATAAATTTATTTGTATTAAGCCAAGGGTTTAATTCAAGAATTTTTTGCGAAGTAATGCCAGTCATATTAGATAACTGTTGGATATCATTGTTCCATGAACCAGTGTATTGTGGTTTGATAGTAGCATAAGTTCCTGAACCTTTACCAGCAGTTTTTTTCAATGCTGCTAGATTCTGTTCGGGTGTACTATTATTAGCCATTTATCTCACCTCATACAATAGGATTATCTTGGTCAAAATTACCAAATTGAGCAGTGTAAGACCAGAAGAAAACACCCTTGTCGAATATCTGTTTAATAACTTTCATGTCATCATCGGGGAAGTTGCCAGAAGCATTAAGCCCTAGAGTACGAATGTAAGTCCAGTTAGAACGCGCATGTAAGTTAATAGAACGGTATTGACTTTGTTTGTAGCCAAATACTGACAAAAATTTGTCGCATCGCTGTGCTATAGCGAGCGGCGGGACCTTATATCCATAAGATAAAGTCGCTTTACTACCAGCGATATAAAGATTACTACTAGATACTCCGCCTGTTGCAGGTGCATTATAACTTTCGTTAATAGTTGTTAAATCTTGGGTAATAGCATCTGCGTTGTAGTCCCAGATTTTTTGTTCTTGTGCTGTTTCGTAAGCGCTTAAACCAGTTGAAGCGATAGAACTGGCAGAATGAAGAGCACTGCCAATAGCTCCACCTACTCCACCAAGTACAGTTTTTGCTAAGTTGTAATTACTGAATTGATTTGCAGTCGTAGAAGCAGCATCAGTAATAGCAATAGCTGTTTTAAGAGAAGCAGTATTTCTAGCTGTGCTTCGTTCAATAGCAGAACGCCTGTTATAAATGGCATTAGAACCTGAATGCAAGTTAAAATCGTTTTTGTATTGATTGTAAGCCCATGTACATTCTGGGATTGTAGCAGAAACTAATAGGCTAGTAATTGCATCAGTTGAATAATTGGTAATCATACAGCCAACCGATCCTGAAGTTGGGTCATCAATAATTTTACCTGTAATATTTGCTCCTGCGATGAACTCCGGATTAAACTCAAGTTCCTGACCGTATAATTGAACATAAGCAGTAATAAATGCACCTGAAAGTAATTTTTTGTTTACTGGTGTAAACGTGATAAGAGTTCTGCCACTTGCACAATCAATGTGGTCTGGATGTTTTGCAAAAGAGATAGTGTTTCCATTCTTACCTGTATTCTGTTGAATCTTAGATACAGCCGTTGCCGTACCGTTATTGACGTAACTTTGCAAATGACTATTAAGAGTTGCAATATTTGAAGTAGTAACACCAATTACTTTTCCAGAGCCAGAATACACACCACTTTCAAGAGTACCATCTATAGAAGTTCCACTTGGTGTTGATGTAGCAAAAACCCAAATGTTATCTGGTGTCATGTCAAGCGAACCTACTTGAGAGTAACCACCGTTACTAGCATCAGTAAAATCTTCAGGAACAATGTTGTCACCTGCAGCATCAGTATCGGAATGACACCTATCAATATAACTCTGATAATAAGTAATATCAAAGAACCATGTCTGAATAACGTCGGTGCTAACGTATAATCTTGTACTGTTATTACTGGCCCATTCCATACGATTGATAAAAGCATAAAACCATCGTGTTGAGAAATTTGAGTTTTTGTACATAATATAGTTACAGTTATAAAGTTTATCAATTTCTTCTGTAACTACAATAGTATTATCTTTTTTAATATAATTGAAATTATCAAATGTCTTTACAATTTTATTAGTAAAGTATGTAGTTTGACTAGTAATATCTGGAAACCAAAGCGTGTTACTATAATCTGATTCTAATGGTACACTTAATAATCTAAGATTTGTTTCAGGTGTAAACATATTTTATCTCCTTTATTACCCCTATCCCTAAGTCCCTCAGTACATGATACCCATCTTGTACCTACCATGTAAAGGAGTGGAAATGGTTAATTAAGCTTCAACAAATGCGTGTGCATTAGCAAGCGGCGAATAAGCCATAGTCTCCCAATGATGGAGATAATACTTACGGCTCAGAGTAGCGGCGTTATATTCGGTATTTGCCATCTTAAACATATTGTCGTGAGTACGAATTGCAGTCTCATCACAAACAACAGCCAAAGTCTTAGATGCAATGTCACCAGTACCGAAGTTATCAACAATAACCTGACGGCCGAGAAATTCTGCCTTAGACATATTAAATGCCTTTGCCAGAACATCCACATCAGTAAGAGCTGCAATATCAGCACGCATAATAACAGCGATACGATCAGGAGTAGTCCAGGTCTTCAGAGCAGTAGGATTCTTTACACCCTGTGCAGTTGCCATCTTCAGATAACAGTTATGCGCAGTACTGGGGAACTGGAACTGCAGGAACTTACTCCGGGCGTTAATAATAATATCTTCGGCATATGCCTTCAGATCATTACCATTAGTAATATCAGTTTTGTTAATATTACCATCATTCAACGCATTAGTAAGCAGACTCCGCATCAGCTCATATTCATCGATATTATCACCAGAAGTAAGCGTATTCAGAATCATCTGAACAAAACGATTAAATGCATCGGGCTCAACAAATGCACCCTTAAGCTGTTCATCGTAAATCGTAACTGCGTATTTGTCCTGACGATTACGACGGTAATACACAGTCTTTACATCAGGATTCTGAGGAGTCAGAATATCACTCATTGCAGTTGCATCATAAGGGGTTGCGACGGCAGGATTAGCAATAGAATCCTGAACATCAGTACCATAAGGAACTGCTGCGCCCTTAAACAACCGCAGGGGATTTTCATAAACCGAAGCATGAACTTCCTGGAACAAAATTCGGTTTACCAGCGTATCAATAAATGCATTCATATAAGGCGTATAAGCCAGAATCGACCCACCAATGGACTGGAGAGTAGCACCATTGTCAGTCGAAATATTATCGCGAAGCAGGGTGTTAGATGCCACAACAGCGCGAACGACATCAGTTGCAGTTGCCATTAAATATCATCCTTTCAAATTAAGACGCCCATTAGAAAAGAGCGAATCTACAGATGTGTTGTCAGTTTCCGGTCTTACAATAGGACCAGGTTCGTTTTTGTCAGGAACAGTTACACGGAGAAAAAGATTCATATTGTCTTCTTTCAGTTTATTGTTCTTTTTCTCCAAGTCACTCGCCTTTTTCTCGGCAGTTGCCCGTGCTGCGATTTCCTCATTGAATGCAGTGGTAAGTTCAGCAAGTGCTGTAGTTACTGCACCCTGGTCATCAAGATGGGCAAGAATTTCCTGAGTTTTTGCATTATAATCTGCAAGTTCCATTTTAACCACTCCATTACATTGATTATTTTGTTCGTTTGTCAAAACGTGACTTTACATCACGGACATCGACATGAACAAATGTGTTGTAGATACCAATACCAAATTTACTAGGATATTTACTACAAAGGTAATTATAAATTACGGCTGGTTCAATTCCAGCAATTTTAATATCGGCAGCTTTACCAAGTGTGTGTTGCGAACCTGGTGCTGAGTATTCTTTAAGTGTTGCATTATATGCAACAGTTCGATAACCAGAATTAACAATCACCGGTTTACCAAAGTGATTTCGAACATCCTCAAGAACATCAATAAGTTCACAATCAATAAACACCATTCGCGAATTGTCGTTACATTTGAATTCACGTAATGCAAAATGTTCAGAAATTTTAATATTTCCATAATTTACATTAGGAAGAGTACAGTCAAACGCATAATATTGTCGTTTATTCATTATTTGTCTTATCCTTCAATTTCTGTAGATATGGCTTAAAAAGCTTTTCAAGAGAAGGATTCACTACACTGAGATTTTCAATAATACTGATTAACTCAGTAGCGCAAATGTAAACCGATACGACATTCAACAACGGAATATCAATTCCGAGATTTACAGTCTTGCAAGCATACTCAAGTAATGCAGAACCAATCACCGCGACAATTTCAGATAGTTTATGATAACCTCCTTGGCGCATGATTGTACTATCAAAACTCCCACTGTATGAAGCCTTAATGCAGCCGGTTACAATATCAAAAATAATGAAACCAGCTACAATAACATAAAGCTCCATAGGAAATACCTCCTTTCTTTATAAAATAATAGAACGAGGCCAAACTCCACGTTTGGGAACAATATGTATGACGACTCTTCGCCGTGGTAAACCATACATCATTCACTCGTTCTATAATATTATTATACCAGATAAGGGGCCCTATGGGCCCCCTTTAGATATATGAAAGTATTTCACTTGTTAATACTCAATAATGAATTTCATTCAACATCTGCATGACCAGTAGAACCAAATGCTCCATCACCACGGTTGTTGTTAATATTATCAAAAGTATAATACGGAAGAACAACAGGGAACATAACAAGCTGGCCAACCGCGACATTTTTTCCAATATAATATTCACGATCGGAAGTGTTAGTTACGATTGCATGAATTTCACCAGTATAACCAGTGTCGATCGGCGCGAGATGGGTTGTAATACCTTTGCTACCAAGACTAGACCTAGGAAAAATACATGCTGTCATTCCAACAGGTACTTCAACACCAATTCCAAGAGGAATCTTCTTAGTTTCATGCGGTGCAATAGTAAACGAATCCTTAGGAAAAACATCAGCACCAGCATCATATTCATGTGCTCGAATAGGCATTTGTCCACCAAAGTTATACATCTTAATATGCATATTAAATATCCTCCAAAATTTTCTTAATTTTACAAATCTTAATAAGCGTATCGTGAAATTCCTGTCGTGTTGATTTATTCATAAACCCCCAACAATATGCCTCAAGAAAACGAATATTATTTACCAAGTTAATAATGTTAATTTTATAAGGTGCCCGCTGCGACATTGCTACATCTGCGAGTAATTTACTTTTATTTTCATCATAAAAATGTAAACTACCAACAATATGTGTATATTCACCAGTTTTAATATTTAACTGTGCCGCAATATATTTCGTCAATTCGGTAAAGAAAAGAATATCATACGGAAAACCAGTATACAAATCATTCGAGCGCATATATACTGTAGTATGTAATTTATTGTTGCGGATAAAAAATTGGATACAAACGGTGCACGGTTCATCTTTTGTTGTAATAACACTTTTGTTTGCATAATTAAGATTTAATACTGCACGACGTGTGTTATTATCCATCTTAAGCAGACGAATAACTGTATCAATCTGGTTAAATCCAAACTTTTCTTGCAACAAATAACCATAAGCACTATTGCAAGTTTTTCCATCATCAGAAAGCCGATTCCAAATTGATGAAAACTTATTGATAAAATCAAGATGGTTATCACCAGAAAAATACCAAATTAACTCACCAAGTGCATAAACAATAGATGCTCTAGGATAGATAACATTATTATCCATATTGGTAAGGCGCATTGTAATATTGCGCAATTCAGTAGTATTTGCTACTTTATCACCAACAGAATTCACAGAATTACAAACTAAACGATATAACTCATTTACGTCATTACTTTCATAAAGCACTTTATCAACATATCTAATCATTTTCTTGCCTCCGAAATATTGTGGTCTGTTCCATAAACTTCATCTAACAATACAGTAATGATGTAAAGATATGCGATCATATCGTACAACCTGCCATTCCATGTTTCAACGGTATAATCTTCAGGATGTTTAGCCATATCACAAATTGTAATATAATGTTTACTTGCTTCACAAACTGTAGCAAAAATAGGATTTGTACCGAGCAATGTTGCAAGTTTTTTATTGTGTTCAAATCTATCACTACCAGGCCCATATTCTTTAGCTTTACTATTAAGCAAATTTACAACATCTTCATGAACATTATTACAAATGTTATTAAATACTTCTGGACTCATATTTCCAACTCCTTATTACATTCTCATAAACATATTGTTTTGTTTCCTCAGAATCATAATACATTTCTGTAGGAATCTTTTCCGACAAGTCAGGACGTTTATTTAATTTATCAACTACATTCCAAAAATACCTCCCTTTATCATAACACATTGTTCTAACTAACATATCAGGACGTAACGCTTTATCTTTGCCATAACATAACTCCCAATAACAAAAACATGGAAAAATATTAAACTTAAACTTACGATTGCCAATTTGTACAATAAATGTTTTATTAACCTTATCAAACTGAATGTTGTCTTTAGAAAATACATCAGGTGGAGTTACATACAAACCATTTGTTGCTGTATCGTTCTGACCGACTTTTAACACACGTGGAATTTCTTTCATATCCTCGTACGCCATTTCAGCAAACTCAATAGCAACTAACGGTGATTCATCATAACCTAAATCTGGCTGTTGAATAATTTTCAAATCACCAGGTTTAAGCTGCAACTTATCGATATTGATATTAAGCAATGTAAAATATGGATTATATTTACTAATTGTATTACCAACAAACCAAATACTAACATTTTTCCTACTACGAACTATAGTAGAAACTAATGACAGAAACTTTTCCGATTCCATTGGCAAGTATTGTGTTGGGTCCATCAACGCAAATTCTTCAACATCAATAATAGTAACTCTATCATACTGATTCGATTTGTATTTTTGCTCATTACTTAAAGCGAGAACGTAACCAATAATATCTTTATTTTTCTTATCAGCTCCAATATCGTTAATATAATAATACGGCGCATCATACCAAATTTCTTTATTATATTCTTTCGCAAGCCAAGCCAACAAATTATCATCAAAATAATTTGCAACATATTTACCTTGCATATCAAATAAATATCGAATGATACGAACGAATTGTGCACCTGTTTTAATGTAATTTTTTATCCACTGTTGAGCTGTTGCATGCGATTTACCGTTTGAACGTCCTCCAATAATCAGACCATAATCTGGATGTAAATTCCAAATGCGGTCAATAGAATAATATTTCATACATATACATTAACGTCACGTTGGTACATATAAACTTTCAGTTCCGGAATATTTAATGCACCATCAACGATTGTATACTCCTTTCTATCATAATCGAACTTGACCGTTAACGGGTCCAAATCATCAGAGATTCTATTTTGCATACGATTGCATAACAATTGATAATTACGATTTTCACATGATTCAAGCGACATAATTGCAAATTGTATACCAGACAAACGAGCACCGGGCCAAAATTCATCATTGACCGATTTACCTAAATAATCAGTACAAACTAATTTAATCGGTTCTGACACATCAACGTATTTAGGAATCAATTTACTTGTTGCAGATTCATCAACATACATATTTGGTTTGAAATAAAATGCCGATGCTTCAATCGCTTTATTAAGCGTTGTATATTTAAGATTCTTATTTAATATTTGTGTCAAAAACTCAGAATAAACTTTCTTCGGCAATCCTGCAATTGTCGATTCCCATTCATAATTACCTTTCTTATTTTTTTCGCATGCAATATAACGTTTTGAACCTAAGGACTTAAAAGCATAATATGTACCCTCATAATCATATGCACCTAATGCAGGATATTGTTCAACCATAGAACCAGTTTCATTGTTGAAATTGTCAATAAGTACTTTAATATTTACATCATCAGGTACATATAATTTTACGGAATCTGTATCCCAATATAATGGTAAACATTTGTGTTCCGCCATATATATTGAAGAAGTCACTTCCCATAGACGAACAATAGATGTAATTATGATGCCCCATAAGTAACATGTCGCATCTTTCGCTTCACGTATTGAATTTTCACCTTCTACAATATCCTTGTATTCATTATATTGATAACTACGACGAACGATATGCATGACCATAATTCCATACAAACCATTAAGTTCGCCTTTACGTTGATGCAAGACCATGTCGAGATAATAAACTGCTTCATGTTCTTCCATATCTTCAACGTGTTTTATTTCAACATCATCAATACCAGGAATTTTTCTATACTCTGATTGCCAATCACCATTCTCGCGATATAAACGCAATGTATTTTTCAACACTGTTTTTGCACGATAACAATAATCAACGGCATTCCTCCAATACTGCGGTAATTGCTGAATATCTGAACCAATTAGCATTTGCGTACATTCAACTATATTGTAATTATAACACCAATGCCATGTTAATAAATCAATAGTTGTACACGAAATAACGCATTCTGAACATTCAACTAATTTACCATTATCGAATAATGCATCTGAACTAACAGATAATAATTTATGTTTCGACATCAAAGGTAACGTAAACCCATTAACTTGCTTTATAATTGATACATCTTTTAACTTAACCGTAACTACAGCAAATCCAGCAAGCTTATCACGAGTAGCTTTAGCTAATTTTAATGGAGAATCATATTTGGATAGCAAATATTTCATTAACCTATTAAACTGTTTGTTTGTATCTAACACAACTTTAAGTTTTCTAGGATACCATGTTGCCATCATAGCACCAGGATATGCACTTCCTAAGTCCATAGATGCAACGTTAAAAAACAAATTTCCTTGTTGAAAAACATTGCAATGTGTAAATCCACCGGAAAACGCTGCTTCAAGAAATTTAGCAACATCTTCCAACGACATTTCTTTTGGAAATACTTCAGTTGCTATATCTAGAGCTTCATCGAATAAACTAACATTATGTTTCTTAATATGATTCTTACGTTTCTTATTGTCAGAACGATATTGTTCTCGAATACCGACGATTTTATTGACTGACTCATTACGTTTCAAAACGTCTTTGATCATAGCAGTATTTGTATATGGAGCACCTTCAATAGATTTATATCCATTGTTCCATAAACACATTGCCCACGCACCTAATGTAATAAGTACATCATTTTCGTTGTATTCAATTTCTTTATCGTCCAACGGTGTTTCAAAATGTCTTTTTACATCATAATCATACTCCAATTTTTCAAAACCGTATTTCGCAGCATTTTGTTTTAATGAACCAAGACCAAATAATCTTGTAGCATCAAGAAAAACTAAATTACCTGCTAATACGGACATTATACTATGTTTACCTTCAATAACTGTTGGATATTCAGGATTATAATTATCTCGAATAAAGTTAATATTCTTTTGCAAATAAGACCATTCATACGCCAAATTATATACTAAAATAATAAATCGCGCGTTTAAGTCTTCAGCCGTACCATTCAAAATGTTACATAATAAATCAAAATCGTTCCATGTTCTACCGAATACACATGTTGTACATTTCTTCAAATCGTTATTGTTTTTACACAAAACTAAATCATTATAATCAGCACCACCTAATGTCCAATCATACATTGTTGCATATAAATCGGTCCATGAGGTTGTCTCAATATCAAATGATAGTAGATAATTTGAAGTTGGAATATAACGTTGTGAACGTTTCTTTTTTGAATCAATTTTAACTTCACGCATCCGCTGTTGTAAGATTTTAATGTTACCATAATCCATTAAAAATCAATGCCATACAGCGTTACCATTTTAGCATACACAGGTGATGCCATTAACTCGGCATAATCATCAGGTCCTAATTGCGAGATACTATCGTGAATAGTTTCACTAACTTCAATATACGCTTTATCGAGGGCTTTGTATGGATCACCCTCAGCAACTTTATGGCGTTCTGCAACTTCATCAAGGTTTACTCCAAAATATTGTGCAACCTCTTTTAGTGCTTCATAGTCATCAAGTGTAACTGTTTCCGCTTTAACTAACAATTCATCTGAATGCAATGCTTTATCCAATTGTACAACCGAATGCTTAGCACGGGCGGAAATACCAGAACGAGAAGAACGTTGTTTAGGAGTCTGACGAAAAGCGTTTTCAGAACCTTCACGATGAATATTCTGAATCTGCAAAACTCGCATTGTTTCATCTGTTTCAGTCCTCAACTGATTAAGTTGTTTATCAATCAAATCAAGTGCACGCTGTTGATACAATTGTTCGACAGGAGTCAATCTGGTTTTACGACGACGAATTGCTCTTGCCGATTCACTTAATTCGTATTTAGACAGATACTGAATTGCATCAATTAACTCGCGTGCGTGCCCTTGTCCTTCTTTCGCATCATCGATAATGTTCCACTGGTCGAGAAATGACTGTCCATAGGTTGATGTCCTGTTTATCAAACCAGTTTCTTTTGACCATTCCCAACCATATTCTTGTCCATATTTTTGAACAATTTTTCGTGTATCTTGTAACTTACTCATATTATGTACCTTATGTTAACAATTGTTAATTATTTAACAAAGGCCCTTTACCGGAGAATCACGTTGATGGTAGAACATTATTTAAGCTCCTTTACTCCTCAACAGGATGGGACGAAATAACCATAGTCGGATAACCATTCTCGTTCGTCTGGACAGAAACATAAACGTCATCCAGGGCAATAGTACGAGACCAGTCGGAAATAGTAGTTGACTCATCAATTGCAACAGACACACCACAAGTCTGATACTGGCCGGACTTCAGCCAAATCAAACCTTCTTCAACCTTAGCACATTTGCCTTCAGCATCCTTAAACTTAAAGAAATTACGATTGCCATTCTTTTTATTACCCTTCTTGAAAGCCATAATGAATCTCCTACGTTTTAAGTTCGCCAACTATTAAATATCTTGTAACACTAACGTGTTAACACAAATTATGCAAATATTACTTGAGCCCACATAATAAATCCTAACAACAATAAAATAAAAGTTGTTGATTTATCTATTTGTTTCCAATTATACTGAAAACAATATACAATATAGGCGACAACTAAACCAGTATAAAATATAATGAACATTATTCACTCCATTTTTTATAACCACTACCTTCGAGAATAACAGACAATGTCCGAGGTCCATCAATTTTGTAAGCAATAATTTTCGAACGAAGCAAATCAGAACTTAATGAACGAATACTAACGTAATCATCCAAATAACCGTGTAGCCAAACATATTCACGTTCCAATGAATACGCAAGCCACAATAAGCTATTTTTATCAATTACAACACGTGAAACAGCTTCACCAGGTAACCGAATAACAATATGTTTTGTCTTAACACCATTAGATAATTGTGCCATATTATTCACCATCAAATTTCTTACAATCAAGTTGACAATGATGCTTTACGTAATAATTGTTAGCATCAGTAGACAAATTCAAAATATGATACGGACACTCTGTATGCTCACAATGATAAATAATGCTACGACTATATGAACATACCACTGGCGTCTTATTCTTAGATTTGGCTTTCTTTGGCATATTATCCCTCCAAAATCTCTGTTAAATAACGTATTGTTGCTACAAAGTCTTCACAAACATGCTTATAAGGGCACTGGTAACAATCGTCATCATTACAATCGGACTGCGTAACAACAGATTTCTTTGCTTCAATGAACAGCTGCTTCAACATTGCCTTTTCACAATCATTGTAACGGTCAAGCATCAAACGAATCATAATATAACTTCCTTTCTGGACCTATAGTCCTGAGGGCCCGTTAACAGGACCCTTTCGTCTTAATTTTCAAAGACTCATCAGAGGACTTCAATATACATTGTCTTATAATTGAAAAGACGTACTTTATACTCAGCATATACTGTTGTCAACACATCCATGAATGTTGATTCATATAATACCTTATTTGCGTCTTCGATTGTAACTGTATCACCATATTGGAAATTCTCGCACGCGTAAAACAATTGTCTAACTGTCATACTACTTTATTCACCTCGAAACCATAATCAGTTTCAATTATATCATACTGACTATCGTCAAATGTGCAAACAATCACATTATTTACAATGCCAACCCATTTACCATCACTAAAAACGTTACTATAAATAAAATTATCGACGACAATTTCAGCACATTTATGACCCTGATAAAATAACTTAATGCCAATCACAGTATCCACCATCCTTTCCAAACACCATACAAATACATACCCATACCTGTCAAAAGCATTCCAATAAACGGCATAATGCATTGAATGTGATAACTATCCATAATAACCTACCTTTCTATTTTGTCCTGACGGCCATAAGGCCGTTTCGTCTCAATTCTCAGAGACTCATCAGAGGACTCAATCAGCAATCTTGACAATCGACTCAATCAGGCAACCCTTAGGAAACTCGTCGTTAGCCTTTTTGGCGAACAGCTTAACATCACGCTCAGCGTTTTTACCCTGACCGGCAGTGCCATGAACAACCTTGGTGGCACGATTCAGAATGAACTTATTATTCTCATCGCGATCGACAGTGACATAAGTCACCTCACAAGTAGCGGTGCCACGAGGAGCATGCTCAGACTCAGACTTCAGCGAAAAAATCTTCTCACCCTCAGCAAGCTCGACCTTTGCACGAGCGGCCTTAGTGTCCTCAGCCTCAACCTTGACCATACGAACGTTCTCACCAGCAGCAACAATAACAGTGTACATCATAATAAATACCTTTCTACAGTTTAACGTCATGATAGGACATGTAATATTTAGCATTTTCTGCCGACGGCCAAAAGGTCGTTTCGTCTTAATTTGCAAAGACTCATCAGGGCAGTTATACGTTCCTTTTTCATAATATTTTTACTTTCTTTTTTGTTCAGTTCCTTTTGACATTATTATTATACCAGGTGGCTGGCCCTAATTGTTGAACAGACCATTAACATTTTGTGAACAAATTATTAACAATTTTGGTACATTATTGTA